AACCTCCGACATCGGACCCATGAACGCATTGGAAATACTGTCGAAGCCTTCGCCGGCGAAGGGGAAGAGGATGCGCGTTTCGGTGGCGCCCACCGGGCCAGGCGAGTACAGCGAAACGTACAGGCGGTCAGCCGCTTCAACGACTGTGGCTCCGTAGGCGCCGGCAATCGCCTCGGCCGTCACCTCGTAATGGAAGTAGAGGTTGCGGTAGCGGAGCTGGCCATTCTCGAAGGTCACGAGGAAGTTCTGCGGCGCGCCCGAACCCGTCACCGCAGTCGAGTAGGCGAACCACTGGTACATCATGGTCATCTTGCCGGTGGCCATCAGCCCGGCGAGGAACCCGTCCCGGCCGATCACCCGGCCCCCGTCGTACCGGACATTGATGGCGTTCGATGCCCGGTTGGTGAGGTAGGTGTTCTGGGCGCGCGAGGCGACAGGCAGATCCGTACGAGCTCGCGTCCACGAACCCCGGAGGTCTGCCACCACGCGCTGCTTGAGTTCGGAAAGGCTCATCCTTCGAAAACGTAGTGGATCGCGTAGTCGATCGAGGTGCCGCCGGTCGCCGGAGCGCCGGTCTTGACGATCTGAAGACCGGTCCCTCTGACGGGAAGCCAGTAGGCCGGAGCCAGCACATGCGTGCCGAGTGCCTCGGTGTGAATGATCGTGTCGCCCATCTGCGCGGCGACGACGGTGATGAGCGGCGTGGGAGTCGGAGTCTCGGTGGTTTGCAGGCGCATGTCGGTGAGGCCCGCAAACGTGCCGTTCATATGGAACATGAAGCCGGTGATTTGAATGATGCGACCCGCCGGGGCCACGATGGTGAGGCCGGTATTCAGATCGGCGAGGAGCAGGTTGCCCTGCGCGATCTGCGGCGTGCGGCTCTTGAACAAGGGAGTGCCGGGAATTTTCTCAGTTTGAAAGGACATGGTGGTGTTCCATTTTCTCCAGTACGGTAAACAGACTTACGGTCCAAAGATGGGGTAGTGTCCGCGTGGCCGTCTCCGGTTGGAGCCGACCGAATACGCAGCAGGCTGGACACGCCGCTCCTGCTGCTCCCGAAGATGGGGTTGGATCAGAGCCTGCATGTGGTTGGGGAAGACATAGACCTGTTTGCGAAGCTCGTCCGGTATGCCGCTCAATCCCTTGGTGGGACCAATAATGGCGCCTGCCAGCTTGCCCACCACCGTCAGGCAGTTGTCGATCCCAAGCGGACCGGTGGTCGGATTGTCTCCGCTGTGCAGGTAGGTGAGCCTCAGGTCGACCGGCTGCGTGGCCAAGTTGAATCCGAAGGTGGCCGAGCGCCAGGTGTAGTAGATGATCCGGTTGGTGGGAGTCCAGGGCAGCGGGAGGACCTCGGTGTAATCCACGGGATAGAACGCTACGTTCTGCGAGTTCACCGGGCGCTCCTCGAGCCGGAGGAGTTGCCCGAAATTCGAGATACCGGCCTCGAGCGGCGTCAGCGACAGCTTCCCGACCGGCAGCGTATAGATCGCCTGCAGCTCGACGGCGGAGTCCTGGCACTTCACCATCTCATCGATCAGTTCGCGCCAAGCCAGCCCTACCGCCATCTGCAGCTCCGGAGTGGTAAACCGGCGCTTCTTGATGTCACCGATATGGAAGGCGGCTTCCTCGATGGCTTGTTCTACGGTAGGGATGGCCATAGGGTTGTCCTCTAGCTCGGCTTCGCCGCGGCTGCCGGAATCGCCTTCGGTGGAAGGTTCTGCGCCGCCCGAATCTGATTGTACTTCTCGATGTCTACGATCTCGCGGCAAGTGCCGCAGATGGCTACGCCGATTGTCTGGGGCGCGTCACAGTACTGGCAGCGCACCTTGCCGACCTGATTCTTGGCATCGAAATCCTGCCAGCTTTCGCCCTGGATATTCAGGAGCCGCCCCATAAACATATGCAGCTTGGTGATGTTTCGCCACTGGTTCGATGCCGCGAACAGCCGCGCCTCGCGCACCTTCGAGCTGGCGAACTGTATCTGGCGCTCGTACCACTCCTGCGTCTCCGGCAGCGCCTTAGCCTGCTCGACCGTGACTTGGTCGAACGAGCAGACCCAGATGGCCGGGAGACCCTCATCGGCCGGCGTGCCCTTGTTGTCGCGCCAGGTGGAGACAAGGTCCCGGGCGGTATCCTCGGCGGGGATGCCGGTCGTGTGTTCGACACCCTTGCCTATGTAGACATTGTTGTTGAACTCGTTGATCCGCAGAAGCGTCGGCGCGAAGAACGAGCCGGGCTGGAGGACGAAGGCATTGGAGTCGCCCGGGTACTTCGGGATATGCTGTGCGCGGTAGGCGGTCTCCTGCATGGGCCACAGCGAGATAATCGTTTTGCTCAAGTTGGTTGCTCCTGAAAGTTCTCCCGGAATTGCGCGGTGGGCAACGACACGTTGTCCTTGGCGCCGGGTAAGTGCTCAAACGCAAAGATCGAATCGTCGATGGCATCTTCCACCGGGCCGCGCTCGTTGCGTTTCTTCTCTTCTAACTGAACCAGCAAATCCTGCTCGTGATCCTCGAGCGTCATGGCGAGATGGGCGTGGAGATGGTAGATCAGCGCCTCGGTCGACTTGTGACAGGGTTCCTCGCCCTCCGGCATCGGGGAACCGACCATGTGGTATTCGCCGCGGGACGGCCAGGGCCATGTGGTGCCGAAGACGGCGATCCACTCGCCGCGCCGCATGTGCGCCCACTTGGCGAACGCCCAGCGGTTGCCCACAATGTCGGCCACCGTGTAGCGCTCGTACCGCGACTCGACCGCCCACAGGGGACCGCCCGGCGTGAGGATCTGCCGGGGAACCAAGTGGCCTTTGCACTCGAAGCCGAACAGCTCAGAGGTCATCGCCCACTTGTAGTTGGCATCGCCGTGATGGTTCCGGCCGAACTCGGCCTCGATCAGCGCGTTCAGTTCGCTCAACAGTTTCTGTTCCATAAGAGATAAGCGGAGCCGGAAAATTGGGAAAACCGGCTCCGCCCTCGTGCCTAGTAGGTCGGCTGCGCGAGGTTGTAAATCACCCCCGCATTGCCAAAATTTTGACACAAATAGTCGCGCAATACGTATAATGCGAACCACGCCGTGGCGGCTGGAGATCCGTCTAACGCATAGAGAGGGAACAACTTATTCCCGTTCATTTCGAACCAGCCGACTGGGTCGATCTCCGCAATTGACCAGTCATTCGGCACAATATAGTCAATCCTATTGGTCGCTTGATGCGGGTCTACCTCGGCCGGCACGCCAGCGAACATGAACTTCATATCGACTTTCACGCCGATATCCGCGTTGGCCTTGCCGTTGGTCAGGTCGTAGTGCGCGATGTCGTACACGTTCTGCCTGATGTTGGCCTGCTGCTTCTGGTTGACGATGGCGGTCATCCCGCCCGGGATGCCCTGATCGATCTTGCGGCGCTCGATGATCTGATGGGCGATCTGCATGCCCATTTGGACTGTTGGCACGGAGTTGCCGCCGTCGCGCACATTAACTAAGATCTCCGGCTCGTTGGCCCGGTTCACGCCGTGGGTGGTGCCGCTGGTGGCGATGTTGTTGTGATAGAGCAACCCTTTCAAACCGGCCGGGTTGGCGCCGGACGTGCCTTCGAACATGATCTTGTCTCCGGTAGCCGCACCGGCGATGGTGACGGCGAAGGTGAGCGCGCGAGTCGAATAGTTGATCGTCGCGAGCTTGAACGGGCCGCCGGCCTTGGGAGTCACCCCCGTCGAGTCGTAGACGTTGTACCATTCACCGCGCCTGAACCCCTGGACGCCGTTGGTGGTGTCCATGACGTACACCGTCTTGCCGCCCACCGTCGAGAAGCTCAGCGAAGTGCCGAGCACTGCGGTGCCGTCGCCCATATGCCAGGCGCGATCGATGAAATCGGCGAAGTCCGGGATCATCGTCTTCAGCAACTTTTTGAAGCCTTGCAATCTGGACTGCTCCGCAGACGCGGTGGCGCGCGAAGCGAGCTGCGTGATCTGGCCTCTAAAGCTGAACGGGAAGTAAGTGGTGATCATGACGCCACCTTCCTGCGCGCTTCCCAAGCCGAGCCCGCCGCCGTCCGGATTGTATGTGCCGACCCTTCCGCCATTGCTCGTTAAATAAGTTGCGCGGAAGTCTCTCTCCGACACTTTTTCAACGTCCGCTTTGGCGTTGATCTTACTGACTACGTTGTCAAAACGCCCGAACCATTCTGGTAATTTGGGCGCGACTTTTTCCATTTGGGCGAACACTAAATCGGTGGCCATAATTCTCCCTTGTGAGTCAGAACCTATGCCACGCTGGAGGTGAAAGCGTTAATTGAACGCGGCTTCGAACTCGGCCGCCCAGCTCTTGCTGTCGAACTTGCCGTTGCCCGTTGATGGCGCTGTCGTACCGTTGGGCGCTACTCCGCCCGCCGGTGTCCCGCGTAGCGATTGCGTACCTTTTAACCGTTCGTGAGTCTTGTCGCTTCTGGCCTTGATAGCCAGGGCGGATTCACTCAAAATGGCCGGAGCCTTATCGCGAAGGATCTGCTCGGCCCGAGCGGTGTACATCTGCACAATGCGAGCGCGCCATCCATTCCGGACACTTTCGCTTCCGGCAATCGAAGCTTGCTTGTAATATGACTGCCTCTCGTTGTTGATCCGCTGATCTTTGAGGAGGGCATCGGTGATTTCCTGCTGCAGTCGTATTTCCACGTTCTTGCGAGTTTCAGGAAAATTCTTGAGGGAAGCCGTCACGGGCTTCATGATATTGGCGATGGACTTATCGATACCAGAGTCAACGGCGGCCTTAGTCCCATTGCTCCAGTCTTGCCATTCCTGCCGCGCCCGAGATTCCTCGGACCTTTGAAGATTCTGCTCACGCGCTTCCACCTGGCGGAGCCGCTGATCAATGGGATCGCTGGTCGCCTGCTTGGCAAGGTCGGCGCGTTTGCGGTAGTTCCCGGTCAGGGCCTGCTCGGCGCGCTGCACCGAAGCGAGGAGTTGCTTGCCTGCGTCGGTGTCGAGTCCGGCGGCGACCGCCTTCGCATAGAGCTGGTTGAAGGTCTGCTGAGTGACGCGGTGCTCGATCCCTTGGATCACCTCCGGCGCCGCGGTCTCGGCCGCGTAGAGCAGAGCATCCGCCATCGTCTCGTGCGGATTGTGCTTGGTGATCTGGCCTTCGTACGCCTTGCGCGCCTGCGTGAACAGATACCGGAACGCCCGGGCCTGCTCGGTCGGATCCGCGCTCATCGCGTCGAAGTCGATATGGTCGAGAAGCTTTTTCTCGCCGGCGAGTTCCTGGATCATCTCCGGCGTGAGAGGTCCGAAGAGGCCCAGCTCCTTGGCGAGGGCCTTCGACGCCTGATACCCGGCGAACACTTCCTTGCCCCGGGCCTCGGGATACCGGATCCACTTCTTACCGCGGATCTCGTACTCTTCGCCTTCCTTGTCGTCGTCGGCTACAGGAGTCTGTGGTGGGGCTTCGGCTTCGACGGGCTTGGCTTCAGCGGGAGGAGGCGCTTCTTTGGCGTCCGCTTCTTCCGGCTCGAAATCCATCGGCGAAGGGTCGTGCGCGGTGGAGTCTTGCGGATTATCCTCAGGGGCCGTCTCGACGGGAGTGGTTTCCGTCTCGGTGGAAGAGCTGTCCGTCTCGCTGCCCACTCCTTCGAACATGGCATCGAGTTCGGCACTGATCGACGTAGCGGCCACCGTTGAAGAGGCGGCGGGAGTACCCGTATCTTCCATTGGAGATATTTATAACACGAGTTTATTGAGGCGGTGCAGCATTTTCCGGAGAAGCCACCGCTCCCGGCTCGGCCGGCGGAGCCATCGCCATCATCGCCGCCTGCGCGGCCTGGTCCTGCTCCATGCCGTGGAGTTTGACGTTCTGGAAGTACTTGGTCTCGTCCATTTTGGCCTTCTGCCCGGCCGGACTCATGCACCACTCGCGGATCATATTCGCGATGGTGGCGTGGTCCTGATCCTCGAAGGGATCGGGCGGAATCGAGCTGGTCTCCGGCAGCGGCTGCCCCATCATGTCGAGCATGGGCGCTCCGGTGTTCTGGTCGACCGGCGCCGGGGTCGGCGGCTCGAGCAGTAGCTTCTGGATGCGGTTCATCACATTCAGGAACACGTACTCGCCGGGCGCGAAAAAGTCCTCGACCCCAAAATACGCTTTGGTCTGCGCGGCGTTGATGGGATGGCCCAAGCCGATGGAAGCAGCCAATTGCGGCGCCTCCTGGGCGAGGCCGGATAGCTTGGTGACCTTTTCGTTGAAACTCTGCGGCGCCGTGTCGGCGGCTTCGATGTGCCAGCCCGATTCCTCGAGTTCGGCCATGTCGATCGACTCACCGACTTCACCGAACCCGTTGGCCGGGACCGCCACCTCGCCCACGCCGTAGCGCGCACCGAGCCGTACGCCATCCTCCAAAATGTCGCTGATGAAGTTTTGCATCGACTCGAAGGGTAACTGCAGTCCCTGCAACGCCCCGGCTTTTTGTTGCTGATCCTGACGCCACGTCGGCGCGGGATCGCCGCCCCCGAAAAGCGCCGGCTGGATGTTGTCGGCCTCGCGCGTGTAGTTGCGCATCATCTCCGCGACGGGCATCAGCGCCTGATGGAGCTGGGCTGTGGGAATAGTTACGAACGCTTTTGACAGATCGACGCCGCCGGTCCTGGTGAAGAGCAACTCACCAACCGAACCGGACTTTTTAACGGTCTCGGGATTGAGAATCTGGCTGTCGACGATGTGCTTGGGGATCCCGCGCATGATCGTCTCATCGGCGCAGTTCCAGAAATTATTGATCGAGTCTTGCTGCCCCATGATGTTGTGGCAGAGGCCCGGCCCGTTGATGTATGCGTTCGTGCCCGTTTTGCAAACGCTCCAGTGCTCGGTCATCTTCTGCGCGTCGACTGACACCGGGCGACCGCCCATACGGTGGATGACACAGCCATCCGGAAAGATCTTCTCGACGGCGCGGCGGATCTCGCGCGGCATGCCGTCATAGGCCCGTGGATTGAACCAGCGGCGGCCGTAGGAGACCGTGTCCTGCACGCGATCCGTGGTGCGATCGTTGGGATTCTGAATCTCTTCCAGGATGCGCTGGGCTTCGGCCACGTTCTCGTCGGTGTCCCAGTCAGCCAGGGGAGAGAGGTCTTTCTTCGCCGCGTTGAGGCGCTGGAGCACGAGCTTCGCCTTGGTCTTCGACAAGGGGAGAGCGTAATCGAGCCACTCGCAATCGTCATCAATCCACTTGGCCTCATAGGGGACCATCACCTGGATGCAGTTGAGCAGTTGCAGCTCGGGCATCCCCTTGGCGTATTCCTGTTCGCCGGTCTGCACGGTCTGCTGCATCGGCGCTCCGGGAATCACCGGGGAAGTGGCCGGATCGAGCGGCGCGCCGCAGTTGGTGCAGGCCGGACTTTGTTCCGGACTTTTGCCGCCGCAAACCGAGCAGACCATCTCGCCGGGACCTTCGACCTCTTCGACGCCGTAAATCGGCTCGGTGTGAAAGCCGTGCTTGCGCCCGTCGATGACGTGATCGACAAAGCCGAACACCGGCCCGGTATTCCACATGACCTCGGCAATTTCATTCGGGGCGCGCTTCTGCAGCTTCCAGTACCTGAGCAGATGCCTCGCCATCGTGTTCGCCTTTTGCGAGGCCACGTACTGGTCGAGGTTGTCGGCATCGTCGGCGACCGCCTTCTGATTCAATCTCCGCTGGCCTACTAAGCTGTTGAACTTCTGCCCATCCGAGTAGAGGATGTTGTACACATTCGCGAACACCCTCTGCGACTCCTCTTTGAAATCGAGCGGGACCCAATCAAAACTCCCCAAGTGCGAGTCCCATTCGAGATGGCCATACTGCTTGCCTTCCCAGTAGAACAACGCTCTCTTGGCCCTGAGCAGTTGCGCGGTGCGCGCCGCACTGAGCGGCCGGTCGAGGTCCTCAGTGATCCACTTGCCGAGCGCGCTCGAGTGGACCCGGATGAAGTCCGCAGGCGTGATCACTGTCTTTGAATCGGTATCGGCGATCACAGTTAGTCGCTCCCCACTTTCTCCATCTCGCGGAAGAAGTCGTCCATGGCCTTGGCGGAGCGGCCGGCGACCAGCGTCGAGGCGTTGACCGTGTCAGACTCCATGGCGCCGCCCTTGGGATGAAACTGCGGCGGCATCCCCATGCCGTCCGGGAATTGCTTGACCCCCCATGCATATTGGCTGAAGATGTTGACCACCAGCTTGTAGGCGGCATCCTTCTCTTGGTTTGTCGCGGCGCGTTCGGTCTCTAGCGCGTCAATGCGCGAACGCATGGCGAGTACTTCGCCCTGGAGCCTTGCCGCCTCGAGCCGCTTCTCCTCGGCGATGCCATACGCCGCGCGCACGCCGGGGATCATCATGATCAACGAGGTCCAGAAGCCAGGTTGCACGGTTAGTACTCTTCTTCTTCTTCGGGGCCTTCGAGATCGAGCATCTCCTCTTCGCCTTCACCGGCAGGCAGCTCTGCGGCGCCGCTATCGCCGATGACCTTCCATTCCTTGCAGTGGCCCTGCGGTTCGCACTCGAAGTTATTCTTCTTGCACTGGAACGCGCCTTCATCGAAGTACTCGCAGGTTTCGCAGCGCTCGGCCGCGGAAGTGTAGGCGACCGACTCGTGGGTGATCCCGGTCGCGCCGGCCTGTTTGACCGGCCCGGC